GTCGGGTTAGATACCGTGCCGCTAAAGCCGTTAGCCGAGGCAACCGAAACGGTTGTGACCGTGCCGCTGCCGCCACCACCAGCGCCTGAAGTTGCCCTAAGTGCCATTACAAACCCTCGCCTGCGGTGACTTCAAAAGCTCCAGCAGCATCTGCTTTGAACCAGGCATTTGGAGGAATTCCACCAATCACTTCAACCGAGCTTGGCAGAAACCCAAGCGTTGCCGATGAAGGATTACCGGCTGTTGGAGCCGTTACGGTGATTGTTGGCGTTGCGTTGTTTGGCGGTGGTGCAATCCAGCTAATGTACTGAACCGAAGCGCTGGTATTGCGAATTCTATAGCTTGATGGGTTGTCGTTGTTCTTGGATGCAACCTGCACAACAGACGTTCCAACAAGGTAAGTTGGGCCAAACGGCGTGAAAGGTGAATTATACATTACCCGGATCTTCCTTTGCTTTTAGCTTACTGCGCCATTTTTCTGAGATCAAAGAGAAAAGCCGACCCTTGTGAGATCGGCTTTCTTTCTCATTAGCCCAAATTAAGGCAGGAAGGTTAGATCGTAACCATAAACAAACACGTCAACCGTAGCAGCATAAGACGCTGCCGTGCCAACGTTAAAGTACAGGTTCTGAGTCGTCTGCGCTGCCGTAGACGCCACAGTTCGCTGCGATACAACCGTGGAGCTGGTCAATGCGCTCAGGCTGGCATTCGCCACGATTGCGGTGCCGCTTGCGCCAGGCGCTGGAAACACGCCGGCCAAAGGGACGGTTGCGGTGCTCAGGTTAGTAGAAGCGTTTGTCACAATGACGTTTGAAACGCTATAGCTGCCAGTGTTGAGGATCGGCAGAACGGTGTCGCCTGTCGCTGCTAGGTTCACTGATTGATAAGACGCCAACAAACGCAGAGCCTGGTTCGTGCCAAGGTTCTGTGGATGATTGGCAACGGTACTTGCGGGACCTGGATTCGCCATGATTTATTTCCTTAAATCTTTGTTGATTAGGCTGCAACGCGGCAAGCCAATTCGGGATACAGCATCGCCCAACCGTAAAGCACGTCTAAACGACATGGAATACTGTCGTTATTGATCGTATATTGGCGGACCACTCGAATTGAAAGCCCCAGCTCTTTATCCGATGCACGTCCAGCAAACACAACGCCCATTGGCAGCTCAAGGTCCGCACAAGCCAGCGTCTCAGCATTCCGGTGAAGGATGATGTTCTGCGGACTAACGGTACCAGTGTTATTGAACGGAGTTACAACAGCCGTGCTGCTGGTAGCCGAAACAAACACGTTCTGGAATTGGCCAGCGGTGATGATCGCGGGAGAAACCGTGACCGAAGCAGAGCCACCCGAGCTGATCGTAACGTCAGAAGTCACAACAAAGTTGCGCAAACGGTTCGTGCCATATGGCTGACGGTTCTGCGGGTTGACCGCATAGACGTTAGCAATGGTGATCACGTCGCCCTGCTTGATCGGTGCGGCAGCGGTAGCGGCAGCGATGGTGATCGTCGAGGACGATGCCCAACCCGAGGTCAGCGAACCCGTGAAGGTGGCCGTGTTGGTCGACAGGGTTGCAGTAGCGTAGGAACCGAACGTCTGCGAGACCACGTTCTGATCCATCTTCCAGCGCATACCAGCCGAATCGGTACCCATCATGCCCTTCTCGTACTGGTCGCTGATCTTCTGGCTAGGCATAAACAGCCCTTTCAGCGAATCAACGATGGTAGCCGAGGTAAACGGCTCGACGATACAAGCACGGCGTCCGTCGCGTGGCGCACCTTCTGAGTCCAGATAAGCCTGGCCGGTCAGGTAGGTCAGCAACGAGGTAGGAGGAACGCCAGCGGTACCAACAATGTTTGCCACATTGTTTTTAGCCAAAACCAAACCGTCCCTATCGATCCGATTTGCAATTGTGGCCACGGCCGGTTTGATCAATCTGTCAGAAAACATATCCATCGACAATGCCAAATCAGCGGTGCTGAATTGCGTATCAACGTGGAATTGGGTATTCAAAGTGACAGGAATTGAAGTCTCGTTAAAGTCTTCAACCGACAGGTTTGGTCCGGTAACACCGATAAACCGTGCTGGCTTACGGACGTTAACAGTTGCACCAATCTTTGCACCGGCAACGGCGAATTGATCGTCGTATTCACGGTTAACTTCGCTGGTGAAGGTGAGTTCGTTTTCCAAGACCATCAACGCTTCGTTGGTGATCTTGCTGATCGTTAAGAGGGTATTAGCCATTTCATTTCCTTCGGATCAAAGATCCATTAATCTGTTTACCTAATCTTGCCGGCTTGTCTAGCCGCTTTCCATGCTGCGTAAGTCCCATGAAATTCGCCTTTTGAATTCACGAGATTGTCAGCGGTTGCGTTGCTTGACTTGATAGGGTTGATCGGGGCTGGTGCCTTGCTTTTTACCACAGATCGCTCAGGCTTGCTAGTTTCAGATTTCTCAAACTTTGCTTCGAGCTTACCAATGGCTCTCAACGCTTGAGCCGGCGTCAAATCATTAAAGGTTCTGGCCTGATCTTGATTTGATGCAAGGTGATACAGGATTTGGGGTCCCACGTCTGACTCTAATATCGCGTCCCGAATGTGATTCGGCACAACGACATCGCTTGACGACACCATCTCATCAAAATCGTCAATCTCAACTTTTGCCGCTTCGAGCCGTTTGGTCCAAGTCTGAACGACTTTCGCCTGTTGCTCTTGCGCTTTCCTTTCCTGATCCTGCCGATCCCGCTCTTTAAGTGCTCTCTCAGCGCTATATTCAGCCAATGCTTCTGCGTATTCAAAAGCATCCGTGAATTGATCCGGCGTAGGCTTGGCATCAGCAACAGGAGCCTGTCTCGGCGCTTGTCCTTGTTCCAAAGCCGCCAGCCGTGCTTCCAGCGCTTCCCTGGCATCACGCTCACGCTGGGCGTCTGCCCTAGCCTGTTCGCGTTGC